GCCGGACGTTGATCTTGCTTGGCCACACTCGGCCACCCTTGGCCATTTAGAGTTTTCGCAGCTAGAGGCCATGATGGCCACACTCGGCCACCCTTGGCCACCTAGTCATTAGACAACCGGCATTCGGGTTGGCCACCCCCCGTGTGTGTTTCTACACACGGGTCCAGGGTGGCCAACATGCCCAGCGAAGTAGTCAAGGGTCTAGTGCTACGTGTCCTATAGTGAACGGCATGACGAACATTGCGCCCGACTTCAACCCTGGCTACCCGTCGCGCGGAGAGCGGATCGGCCCGGCTTGGCAGAAGATCTGGGACGCCATCAGCGATGGCCTGTGGTTTTTCGGTACGGACCTGGCCCATGGGATGGCCCCGACGCTCAAGATCGAGCCCACGACGATCAAGAATCTTCTTCGGCAGGCAGAAGCGGCCGGCCTGTTGGAGCGGAAGCTGGTGAGCCGGAAGTTCAACAAGGTGACCCGCGCGACGATCAGCTACCGTCTTGCACCAAAGAATCTGACAGCGTAGAATCTGGCGTAGAAGAAGGCGGCACGACGAGGGGCGGACGAGATGAGCAAGATCGAGCGGATGCGGGCGTCGCTGAGCGAGACGGCGATCGAGGCGCTGTCCCTGGCCGGGCACGCCCACCGCGGCGGAACCCCGCGAGGTCACTCGATCACCCCCGAAGTGCTGGCTGAGTTCCGCATCCGCGGCGTGGTCGGGCGGAGTGACGGGTTCAGCGAGATCGGGGCGATGCTCGCCGGGAAGCTGAACGCCGAGCGCATGGACGCGATGTTCTGAGCCAGGGCGCGCCCTGCTGGCCGAGATGGCAGGCCCACACCTTCCGGGGTGTGGGCCTGTTTCGTGCTAGAATCTGGCGTAGATAAATTGCACGACGTGAGGGGCGAACATGCTGGGACAGGATGACGGGCGGCAGTCGCTGGCCGACGGGCCGGTGTACGTCCATGTGTTCGGCCGGGCCCGGACGAAAGGCTCGCTCAAGCCGGTGCACGCCAAGGCGGGGCCGGGGCGATGCCGGGTGGGGCTGACCGAGGACGGGGAGTTCTCCAAGCCCTGGAAAGAGCACATGATGCGCGAGATCGTCGGGGTGTGCCGCGTGGAACGCTTTCCCGATGCGGTGCGGGTCGACTGTGAGTTCACCTTCGAGCGCCTGGCGTCCGAGGAGAGGCGCGGAGACCTCTGGCCGATTCAGCCGCCGGGGCCGACCGCGCAAGGCGACCTGGACAAGCTGGTGCGCAACGTCTACGACGCGCTCACTCAGTCCGGGCTGATCAAAGATGACTGCCTGGTGATCGGCGGCCACGCGCTGAAGCGCTTCGCTCAACCGGGCGAGGCTGCCGGGGTGCGCATCGTGGTGAGCCCGGCATGACGGCGATGTCGATTGCGCCCGCTGAGAGCCACGCTGAGGCGCTCATGGGGCCGGATGGTGACTCGGGTATGGGTGCGTGCTTCCCGTCGCCTGACGTAGACCTGTACCCGGTCTACTGCGGTCCGCCGACGTTCTACCCGGCTGAGGCGCGGGCGAGCGTCGAGTACGGGGTGTTCTGTGGTCCGCCGTCGTGGGATCCGGGAGTGGTGGCGCGGTCGCGCGTCGAGCCTGCCGAGGTGGATCCCGTCGCGCCGGCGCCGATCGTGGACAGCGCGTGGACGCACGAGCACTGGCCGGAAGCGTGGTTCCCGAACGCCGTGCAGATGTTTGCCCGGAAGGCGCGTGCGGCAGGGCTTGAGGCGCGTGTCGGGCTCAGCCGAGGATGGGTGCCGGGCCGCGCTGCGGGCACGTTTGCGATCCGGGACCTGATCGGATGCTGGGTGAACGGGCGAGGTGGCCGGCTGGTGATGCTGTGGGAGCGCGATCCCGACGCCCCGTTCAGCGCGCGCAAACTGGAGAAAGGCGTCGCGCCGGGAGAGATACCTTCCGGCCAGATGTGGAAATGCAAAGGCGGGCACGTCGTGAACGGGCGCGCTGGGATGAGTCAGAGTGAAGTATCGGCATGGATGGAGGGGGCGCGATGAAAATCGAACTGGTGGGCGGGCCGGAATGCGGGAACGTGCGTGAGGTGAAATACCTGGACTCGTGGCTGCTGCTCGACGGGGTGAAGTACGCGCGCCGAGACCGGCCCATGACCCTGGCTGACAACCACGGGGCATGCTACGGGGAGCGTGGATACCGTTTCTACGATGCCGTGAAAGGTGGTCAGAATGGCGAGTGAGAATCGGGTGTCGCCGCATTCTCTGCGCGATGTCGAGATCTACGAAAAGCGCGTTCGTGGAGCCACCCTGGCCGAGCTGGCCGAAGAGTATGGCATCCACGTTTCGCGCATCTCGCAGATCTGCATCGAGGTCCGACGGACACTGCCGGATCGGTCGCGTGAAGAGCTGGTGAGGATCAACCATGACCAGCTCGAATTTCTGCGTGATGAGGTTTTAAACCTCGCCCGAATGACCGGTGCGCCGGTCACGGCCGGTCAACACGGGGATGTCCTGATCGATCCGGACACCGGGGAGACGGTGCGTGACTACTCGCTGCGGGTGAAGGCACTGCAGGAAGCGCACCGCCTGATCCTGAGCAAGAACAAGATGCTCGGGCTCGACGCGCCCACCGAGGTCAAGACGAGCGGCAGTGTGCGGTACGAGATCGTCGGCGTGGATCCGGAGGCGCTCACGTGACGGACGTAGTCACGAAGCGGCTGGTGCTGCGGGGGGCCGCGCGCGAGGTGATGCACTCTCGCGCGCCGGAGGTGTTGACGGTGGGCGCGGCCGGCACCGGCAAGAGCTTCGGTGCGCTGTACAAGATCCACCTGATGTGCCTGGCGAACGGCGCGTGCCCGGAGGATTGCGAGCGCGAGCACGAGCACTGGGATCGGGGGATGCGCGCGCTCATGGTGCGCAAGACGCACAAGTCGCTGACGTCGACGGGGCTGGTGACGTTCCGGGAGCAGGTCGCGGCCGACGCGATCGCTCAGGGGTTGGTGCGCTGGTACGGCGGGAGCGGCGAGAAGCCGGCGCAGTACATCTATGCGAACGGGTCGGTGATCGTGGTCGGGGGGATGGACAACCCCGACAAGATCATGTCGGCCGAGTACGACGTCGCGTTCTGTCAGGAGGCGACGGACTTCACGCTCGATGACTGGGAGAAGATCAACTCCCGGTTGCGTAACGGGCGCGTGTCGTTCCAGCAGTTGCTGGCCGACTGCAACCCGCAACAGCCGTCGCACTGGCTGAAGAAGCGTTGCGACGACGGGCGCACGCAGATGTTGTTCAGCCGGCACGAGGACAATCCGCGGCTGTTCGGTGAGGACGCCGCGGTCACGCCGTACGGGGCGTCCTACATCGCGCGCCTCGACAACCTGACCGGGGTCCGGAAAGAGCGGTTGCGGTGGGGCCGGTGGGCCGCGGCCGAGGGGATGATCTACGAGGACTGGCGCCCTGATGTCCATCTGATCGACCGCAAGACCCTGCCGCTCGACTGGCCGCGCATGTGGGGCATCGACTTCGGGTACACGAACCCGTTCGTGTGGCAGATGTGGGCGATCGATCCGGACGGCCGGCTGTATCTGGAGAAGGAGATCTACCAGACGCAGACCTTGGTGGAGGATCACGTCAAGGCGATCAAAGCCGTGGTGTGTACGCCGGACGGGCGATGGAAGTACCCGCGGCCCCAACAGGTGGTGGTGGACCACGATGCCGAGGACCGGGCGACGTTCGAACGGCACATGGGCATCGGCACGCGCGCGGCCAACAAGAACGTGAGCGAGGGAATCCAGGCGGTACAGGCGCGCCTGCGAGTGCAGCCTGACGGCCTGCCGCGCCTGTTCATCTGCCGTGACGCACTGGTGTCGGTGGACGAGTCGCTGCGTGAGCGCGGCAAGCCGGTGCGCACGGCGGACGAGATCGAGGGCTACGTCTGGGAGCCGGCCGCCGACGGGAAGATCGACAAGGATCGCCCGCTGAAGCTAGATGATCATGGGTGTTTGATCGCTGGAACGCCGGTGATCACCGATGCCGGGGAGCGGCTGATCGAGTCGATCCGGCCCGGCGACAAGGTATGGACGCGCGAGGGGTGGTGCGAGGTGCTGGCCGCTGAGATGACCGCGCCGAGTGTGCGGGTGCTGCGCGTCGACATGTCGAACGGGCGGAGCGTCACGGGTACGGGCGACCACCCGATATGGGTTGAGACTCGGGGATGGGTGCGACTGGACGCGTTGCGATACGGTGATAGACTCCAGGCATGGGAAACGTCGACTCGATCCGATACGGCGGAGTCATCTTCCGCCGCTACCCCGACTCCAAGAACTGGGCCGAACGCAGCTACTACGTCCCCGGTGTGGCGGACCGGAAGAAAGGCGCACGGCGCCTCCACGAAGAGATCTGGCGCGCGGCGCACGGGTCGATCCCTGACGGGTTCGACATCCATCACGTCGACTTCAACCCGCTCAACAACGACGTGGCTAACCTTCGGTGCGTCGCGGCTGACGAACATCAGCGCATCCATGTCGAGCACCGGCGCGAGACGGGCGCGTACGTCGGAGTCGAGCAGCTTGCGCACCTTGAGCGGATCAGGCCACTTACCAAAGCGTGGCACGCCAGCGACGAAGGCCGTGAGTGGCACCGGAGGAACGCTGTCGCAGCATGGGAGGGGCGCGAGCATCGCGAAGAGAGGTGTCAACAGTGCGGCGCGGCGTATCGGACTCGGGATGCTGGTCACGTCAAGTTCTGTTCGAACGCCTGCAAGTCTCAGGCGCGCCGGCTATCCGGCGTTGACGATGTTGACAAGACGTGTGTCAACTGCGGTGAGACGTTCCGGGCTAACAGGTACGCCCGGCCTGTCAGCTGCTCCCGTGCATGCGCTCAGCGTTACCGCTCTCGACAGGCGAGAGGCGGTGTTCAACCTGAAGGTGGCGGGTGCACCTGAGTTCGTGGCGGGCGGGGCGCTGGTGCACAACTGCGACAGCTTGAGGTATTGCGTCGCCGATCAGGATCTCGCTCCGCGCATGCGCGTGAGATTCTTCAACCCCTGATTGTTGCGATCTTGATTCGCGTGCGCTAGATTAGGTGCATGGGAAAGCCGAACGTCAGGCCGTGCCAGAACTGCCACGGCCAGGGACGAATCCAGGTCGAGACGAAGCCGGGCAAGTGGGAGACGCGCACGTGTCACGCGTGCGGCGGCAGCGGCAAGATCATCATCAGCAACATCTGATCAGAATCGAGGGGCTGAATGTACGACGTGGAGAAGAACGCTAAGCGTGACGCTGACGAGGTTCGTGCGGACCTCAAGAAGCTGGGCGTCAGTGACGAGCGGGCCGACCGGGTCGCGCGCCGTCGCGAGAGCCGCGCGATCCTCAAGGGGAACAAGTGGGTCGAGAAGAACGTGGGGCGCGACTGATGGCGCGTGATGACGATCTGGTCGGCCGCGACGGCTGGCCGCTCACCGGGCGGGCGCGCGAGAAAGCGGCGAAGGAGCGCGCGGACGGCGTCATGAAGCGAGCCACCGGCCGCGGCGACACGGCATACGACGGTGAGTACGGGCAGGGAAGCTCACCAAGGCTCAGCGCAAGAGCCAGGAGCGCCACATCGCGATGACCGAGCGGGACAACTCCCGCTCGGCGAAGGTGAAGCGCGCGCTCTGGGGCTGAGCAAGGATCGATGGGGCGGGGCGCATCCTCCGGGGTGCGCCCCGTTTTCGTGCTAGAATCTGGCGACAATCAATCAGTGAGGGGCGAATCATGGCACTGGCGCAGTACCGCATCCGCATCTACGAGGACGACAACTACGAGGTGGAGCCGGACCGCGTGTACCTGCTCGCGCTCGATCTCGACAGCGCGCGCGGGCTGCTGCACGCACGCGCGGATCTGGCTGAGGTGCGCGCGGCGTACGCGCGCTTTCGCAAGCTGGACGAGCGCGCGGCTGAGCGCGTGCGCGTGAGCGTCTACACGCACCCCGAGGGCGCGTACGTCATGGACGCGCTCGCATGAGCGCGTGGGGTGCGCTCATTCTCGCGCTCGCCGGGGGCGCGCTGATCGGCGCGTGCGCGCGCACGCTCGACGCTCGGCGCTCACAGGTGGCGCGCGCGCGCTTGACGCTCACGTGCGCGTTCGTCGGCGTGGTGGCGCTCGCGAGCGCGCTCACGCTCGGATGGGGTGGTGCGTGATGGAACGCGCGATGACGCCTACGAGCGTGTTCATCGTCCTGGTGCTGGCGTTCGTCGTCGACTACATGAGCGTCGGCCCGGACTCGCTGCGCGATCGAGCCGCTTTCCTGCTGGCGCTGGCCGGCTTCCGGGACGGCTTCAACGGATCGCCGCTCGACGCGTGGACGGTGGGCAGGCTGTCCGACGTGATCGGGTGGCTGCTGAAGCAGACGAACGGCGCGTACATCGCCGGGACCGCGATTAACGTGGCGATCGGCGCGGCTGTGGGGGTGCTCGCGATCTACGCTGTCGGGTGCCTGGTGCCGGACCGGCTGAGCAAGAGGGCCGGGCGCTGGGCCGCGCTGTCGTTCCCCACCTCGCAGGCGCGCCGGATCAACTACAAGCTGTGGGTGATGGCTTTCCTGCTCGGGGTGCTGGCCGATCTCGGCCGGGGCCTGATCGGCGAGACGACTGAGACCGCGGTGGTGGCGCTCACGTATTTCGTCGCCCCGATTCCGATCGCACTGTTCGGGAGCGTGTGACATGGAACGTGGTTGGGGTGGCCCGATCGCCATCGCCGTTGCATTGATCGTCATGTATCTATGGAAGCTGGGTGTGGATCGCTGGTTCATGATCGACAACCCCTCCCCCACCGAGGATTGGGAAGAGGGGGAAGAGGTGTTCCTGCAGCTCACGGACGCAGAAGGGGCGGAAGAGGGGAACTGCGGGGGAGTGGATGTGGATCATGGTTCGTGGCGCTCCTACAAGCCGTGCGTGTGCGGCCGGTGTGACATGACTCCCCGATCGGCGCTCCCCTGAGCGGCCGGCCGGTGAGCACGATCGAGGCGCATCCTCCGGGGTGCGCCTCTTGCGTTCATGAATCTGGCATCGTAGAATCAGGGCATGACGAATACTGAGTACGCCGCCAAGAAAGGCCAGTGGACCGTCGGCCCGATCGCGGGAGATGGCGGCATCTGGCTGGCCAATGACAAGGGCGGCGAACGCTTCGCGCGCGTCGTCGGGACGCACGAAGACCTGGCGTCACTGCGCGACGCGCTGACTGAATACCTCGCCCCGCCCCCGCCCACCACGCCGGCCGCCCGCTACCTGGCGGTGCTGTTCATCTCGCCCAGCCCCGGCGCCCAGGGCTACACCAACGTCGGCGTGACCATCCCGAACGGAACGCCGACCCTCAAGGACATCCGCGACATCGAGCGGAACGCGAGCGAGAAGAACGGATGGCCGGCTGTCGTACTCACCGCGCTGATCCCGCTCGGTGGTGCGCAGTGAAGCCGCGCGACGGGTGGGACATGAACACCGCCGAGGGCGGCTCGTATCAGCCGGAGGACACCTACAAAGCGCGTCACGCGCGCGAGCGCCTGAGCGAGGCAGCGCGCGCCGCGAAGGCGAGCGCGCGTGATCTGCTCGGCATCAAGCGCGCGCGTGGCGAGGAGCGCGCGTGAAGCGCTCGGAGTTGAACGCGCGCTGGGCGAGCATCTATGCCGATCGCGCGCGCATCTTCCTCGACGTGCTCGGCGAGCGCGCGCTCCCGGCATGCGAGATCCGCGAACAGATCCGCGCGCGCGGGACGTGGTGGACGCACGAGCAGTTCAAGAAGACGCTGAACACGCTGCTCGACGAAGGCAAGATCGTCCGCGAAGGATGGGCGCGCACCTCCCGGTACCGCCGAGTGAAGTAGCCACGACAGCACACGAAGCGCGCGCCCATCGCGGGCGCGCGCTTCGCTGTATGGTGGGCGCATGGTCACGATCGGAGCGCCCACCCCCGTGCGCCCCCGCGTCTCGCTCGGCAACCTGCTGGCCGACCGTGACGCCTCGATCGCGATCAAACCCCGGGCACTCGCTCTCGCAGGGTTGCGAGCCAAGCGGGCGCTCCGGTCGGCCAGCAGCGCGAGCGCGCGCACCGCCCTGTTCGTGTTCGCGCTGCTGGCCACCCTCGTGCAGCGCCACGGTCTGGTGCTCGGAGGTCTGGCCGCGTTCACGTACGCGGCATGGGACTACGGCCAGACCGCCGGCCTGATCGCGCTCGGGCTCTCTCTATTCTTCCTGGAATTGCGGCGACACTGATTCTTGCGCGTCGGATTCTTGCGTGCTAGATTGGGTGCACGCAATCGAGAGGGGCGAACAGTGGAATACATGAAGCGAGTCGGGCGCACGACGTTCCGGGCGGACGTGACGCACAACGAGCGAGGCGACTGGGCGATCAGCGCGGGTGCGTTCAAGGCCACGCTCCCCATGACCGGCCCGGAAGCCGACGCGTGGTTCGAGGCGGGCAAGCCGCCCTTCCCGACGGAGCTGCCGAATCGGGTTGTCGCGTTCCTGGACGGCGTTGGGCGCGCGTCCGGTCCGCCGCGCAAGAGTGAGCCGAAGCGCGTGAAGTACGAGCGCTTCGCCCCGCTCGACGGGGAGGAGCGCGTGAGCGTGCATCCGATCGGCAAGCGCGTACTCGGCACGACCACCGACGTCATCTCCGGAACCGTGCGCTGCGACTCGCCGCGCTGCGGTGGCGAGAAGGCACTGTGGTTCGTGATCGCGCGCCCCGGCTCGGATTACGACAAGATGCCGAAGTACTGCGACGGCGCGATCCGCATCGACTGGATGACCCCGGCCGCATTCGCCGAGGCTCACCGCGCGTGGCACCGATGGTGGTACGGAGTGTCGGCGCGCGTCGAGCTGGACCGGTGGATCGAGCGCAACAAGAACGTCGGTGCTCCGGGACTGAGCGAGGACGAGCGGCGTGAGATCGATCTCGGGCTGGCGATCGCCAAATCCGAACGCTGACCCACCAGCACCATGAACGCCCCGACCTGATCAGGCCGGGGCGTTTCTGCTGTATCCTCGCGCCATGAGCATCAGGTCGCTGTTCGGGGGTGTCGTGGCGGACTCGCCTGTCCCCCTTGCCCCACGCTGGGCGAGCGGCAACCGGCTCGCCGCGGGCATGGGATCCGGCGAATGGTTCCGGCGCGATCGCCGCTCAGACCTGGCAGCGCTCAACGACACGTCGGCCACGCTCTATGGGGTGGTCACCAAGCTGGCGCGCATGACATCGCTCGTCGAGTGGGACCTGTGCCGCAAGACCGATGATCCCGATCAGGATGCTGAACCACTGACCGGCCAGCAGGCGGCGAACGCCGCCCCGCTGAAAGTGTGGAACAACCCGACCGGCGGGGCGGTGCCGTACATGACGCGCCCGTTCGTCGTCGCCGGAACCCAGCAACACAAGGATCTGTGCGGTGAACTGTGGTTCGTCGTCACGAAGTTCGCCGGCATCCCGGTGCAGCTCTGGCCGATCCGCCCCGACCGCATGTTCCCGATCCCGTCGGCCACGAAGATGATCGCCGGGTACGTCTACCGCGGCCCGGACGGCGAAGAGGTTCCGCTCGACACCGGCGACGTGATCACCTCGTTCAGCCCCGACTCGATGGACTGGACCCGCGGGATGGGGCCGCTCGGCGCGCTGTCGCGAGATCTGGCGCAGAACGATGCGCAGTCCGCCTGGCAGGCGGCCAACTACCGCAACGCCGCGCAGCCCGGTGGCATCATCGCCGTCGGGCGCCGACTCGGCGACACCGAGTGGGATTCGCTGATGGAACGGTGGCGCGCCAACCACCAGGGAATCCAGAACGCCGGGCGCGTGGCCGTCCTCGAAGAGGGTGAGTTCACCCCGCTGTCCTACACGCAGCGCGACATGCAGTTCGTCGAGTCTAAGCAGCTCACCCGTGACGCCATCTTCGACGCGTACGGCTTCCCGAAGTTCGGTCTCGGCGACGTCGACGACGTGAACCGCGCCAGCGCCACCGCGCTGAAGGCGTTCATGGCGGAGACATTGACCATCCCTCGGCTGGAGGACTGGAGGGCGCTGCTGAACGGCCAGTTCCTGCCGATGTTCGGCAAGGCGTGGCAGGGCTACGAATTCCAGTACCGCAACCCGGTGCCCGCCGATGCCGAGTCGGACCGCACCGACCTGAAGTTTCGGGCCGAAGCGTTCGCCACCCTCGTACGTGAAGGCGTCGATCCGGCTCAGGCGTCCGAGGTGTGCAGCCTCCCCCCGTTGACCGTGACCAAACCCGAGCCGATCGCCCCGCCGCCGATGCCCGGCCAGCGGGGCACACAGGAGGTTCCGCCCGATGGCGAGTAAGAAAGCCGCGCGCCCCGCCTACGTCTCCCCCGTTCCCGGCCTGCCGGTTCGGGTCATCAAGGACGGTGCGACGTGGGATCACCCCGGCATCATCCTTCGCGTCGGCGCTGATGATCTCGATCTCGGCGGGACGTGGATGACGATCATGATCGATCACGATCAGCCGGAACGCACCCAGCTCGAAGCGCTCCGGCTCGACACCGAACAGGAATGCCGCGACCGTTCGGCCACCGATCGGCGCCGGTACTACGTCTGGTGCGTCGAACCCGTCGACGGTGACGAGTAACGATGACCGGGTTCGCGCGCGCCCTGGCCGCGATCGACAACGCGATGCGCTGGAAAGTCACGGCGAAGTCGGATGACAGCGTGTGCAAACCGTGCAAGAACAATGACGGTAAGCTGTATCGCAACCGGGCCAGCGCGTACGCGGACTACCCCGGCGGGCGCGGCTACATCAAGTGCGTCGGTGCGGAGTTCGGCAACAGGTGCAGGTGCACAGTGACGAAGCGTAAGGGGTCGGCATGATGGTCGTGGAGATGATGCTCTCTCGCGGAGTCGTCGACATCGGCGAGGACGCCGGGTGGGTGACGCGCGAGTTCACCGGCGACACGGGGATCGTCACTGTCGCGACCGGCACGCCGTCCACCGATCCGATCACGTGGGACGACGTGTGCGCCATGCACCGCAAGCTCACCCCTGAGGCGTACCGGTGAACCGACGTAGGCGCGCGATCCTCGATGCGCTCGCCCCCGCCGTCGACTTCGCCATGACCCGGCCGGGCGCCGAGCGTCCGCTCGGCGAGGTGGTCGGGCTGTCGATGCGCGCGCGGCCCACCGCTGAAGCTGCCGGGGAGCTTTTGATCTACGGCCGCATCGGCGGTGGCGGCTGGTTCATGGACGGGATCGGCGCGGCCGACGTGGCCGCCGCCCTGAAGGAACTAGGTCCGGGGCCGCTCGACGTGCGGATCAACTCCGGCGGCGGGGACGTGTTCGACGGGGTGGCGATCCATTCGCTTCTCGCCCGGCATCCCGGCGTGGTGACCGTGTACGTCGATGGTCTGGCCGCTTCCGCCGCGTCGTTCATCATGCTCGCCGGGGACCGGGTACGCGCCTCCCGCAACTCCATGATCATGATCCACGATGCCATGACCATGACGTTCGGCGCGGCCAGCACCCACCAGCGCGCCATCGATCTGCTGGCGAAGGTGTCGGACAACATCGCCGACATGTACGCCGAACGCGCCGGGGAAGACCCTGAGTTCTGGCGCGCCAAGATGACCGAGAACGGCGAAGACGGCGTCTGGTACACCGGGACCGAAGCGCTCGACGCCGGGCTCGTGGACGACATCGTCGGCGCCGAAGACGAAGACGGCGATCCGGACGAGGACCCTGACGCGCCGATGGGCGCCCGCACGGCGCGCTTCCTGGCCGGGTGGCTCGCCGTCCTGCCGGAGCCGGTGGCCGCGCGCGTCGAGACCAGCATCACCCCTGCTCCACCCGCCGCCCATTGGGATCGCGCGGCGCTCGTCAACCTGATGAAAGAGGTACTAGCGTGAGCACTCGCGCGCTCCCGAAGACCACGGCCGAATGGTCGTCCTACCTGGAGACCGTCGACGCCCCGGAGAAGTTCGCCGCGGCCATGGCCGACGGGACGTTCAAAGAGAACCTGAGCGCGTACGTCGGCGCCCAGACCGCCGAGCGTGCCGACATGGCGAAGCAGGTCGAGCAGTACACCCAGTCCGCGCTGGTCGACTACTTCAACGAGCACGACCGCGACGCCCGCAAGGCGCCCGCCGTCAACGCCGCCCTGCTGGCCGGCGCGACCGCCAAGCCGATCGGTGACACCGAGAACGCTCCGGGCGCCGCGCTCAACGGCAAGTTCCGCAACGTCGGTGAGTTCGTCAACACCATCTGGCACGGCCGGACGCCGGGTATCAACACCGACCTGGACTCCAAGCTGGCGCTGCTGAACGAGTACTCGGTGAAGGTGCCGGACTCGGGTGGCTTCCTGGTGCCGGAGGAGTTCCGGCAGCAGCTGCTGGCCCTGGAGCTGGAGGCTTCGATCGTGAAGCCGCGCGCCACCGTCATCCCGATGTCGGCCGCGTCGCTCACCTTCCCCACCGTGGACGCCACGTCCAACGCCACCAGCGTGTTCGGCGGGATCGTCGTCTACCGCACCGAGGAGGGTGAGGAGTTCGTCGACTCGCAGGCGAAGTTCGGCAAGGTCAAGCTGGACCCGACCAAGCAGACCGCGCTCGCCTACGTGAACAACGAGATCATCCGCGACGCGGGCGGGGCGCTCGGCGCGTTCATGAACCAGCGCATGCCGCAGGCCATGGCGTGGTTCGAGGACATCGACTACATCAAGGGCACCGGCGCCGGCGAACCTCAGGGCGTGCTGAGCAACCAGAACCCCGGCCTGCTCGTTCAGGCGAAGGCCACCGGCCAGGGCGCGGCCACCATCGTGTGGGAGAACGTCATCGCGATGTACTCCCGGCTGCTCCCGAACAGCATCGACAACGCGGTCTGGCTCGCGAGCCCGGACACGTTCTCCGAGCTGGCCACCATGGCGCTGACCGTCGGCACCGGCGGTTCGGCGGTGTGGCTGATGGACGGCCGTGGCCGTCCGGTCCTGACGCTGCTGGGCCTGCCGGTCATCCGGACCGAGAAGACGCCGGGCTATCTCGGCCAGCAGGGTGACCTGTCGCTGATCGACTTCTCGTTCTACCTGGTCGGCCAGCGTGACGCGATGTCGATGGACACCAGCGAGCACGTCCGCTTCACCCGCGATCAGACCACCATCCGGGTGATCCAGCGCAACGATGGCCGTCCGTGGCTGGCGTCGCCGATCACTCCGCAGAACGGCGGACCGCAGCTCAGTCCGTTCGTTGTCCTGGCCGCACGCGCCTGATAGGATCGATGCGATAGGCGCCGCACGGATGGACATCGGGGTTTGCGGCGTGGCACAAGGCGAGTGAAGATCGCTACCTGGTGTCAACGTGAAAAGCGCCCCACCCGGTTCGGGTGGGGCGCTTTTGTTCGTGCTGGTCAGTCGTCGATCATGTCGTCCGGATCGCTGGTGGGTTCCGGCGCATCGGGCTGGTGGATCGGGTGATCGGCCGGCCTGTTGCACCGGCGGCTGTAGCTGCCCGCCACGCATTCCGCTGACGCGTCGCTTCGAGCGATTCGCTCCGCCATCTCGTCGGGCGTCTCCCACCCGTTGTCGAAGAAGCGTCCGGGCTGATGGCGCCACATCGGGCGCCGAAAGATTCCGTCGTTGAACGCGTGCGGGAAGTCGCGCACGAACTCATCCGGGGTGGCGACGCTCAGGTCCGCGCCGATCCTCCGGCCGAGGCGCCGGAGTACGCGCACGTCGTCGGTCTCGAAGCTCCCGGAACACATGAGCGGGGAGTCCGTCGCCAGGTCGTACAGGCGACGGAGGTCATCTTCATCGATCTCGACCATCGCCATGATCAGCCCCTGTCGCCCTTGTGGGATCCGCCGACGCCGCGCGAGCCGTACCCGCGCTGCCCCTGCTCGGTCTTCGCGCGCGTCTCTTTAGTGTGGCGCGCCTCGACTTTCGCGTTGTACTGCGAGTCGGGCTCGTTCCCGAATTCGTTGTTCCCGCGCTTGTCGTCGTTCCTGCTGGTCATTCGCGCCCCTCTCGTTCTTCACTGTCACCACGATTCTAGCACGACAGATTCGTGCGCGCTAGATACTTGCCGCTCGTGAGGTAGTCGCGTGTCGGGTAGGATCAGGGCGTCCACCCTGGCCGGGCAATAAACCCCCCGGCGCGGGGCTCGTCTAGCCGGCATTGAAACCCCGGCGACGGAGGAACCATGTACAGCGAAGCACTCGGGCGTCTCATCAATGCCCACTACCCCGCCGACGACGTCTACATCTCCCTCGCGGATGCCGCGGGCGTGACGTTCCTCGGTCACGAGGTGGACGGGGCGACGGCGTTCGTCCTCACGTTCGCCACCGACGCCGCGGGCGGGACCACCTCTCAGCCCGCCGTCATCGATCACTACTACGGCAAGAGCGCCGACGTGTCGGCCGGCGTGTGGCACAAGACCACTCAGACCGCGTCGGCCACCGTCAACGCCGCCGACGGGACGGAGGACTTCGTTGCGATCGAGGTGCTCGCGTCGTTCTGCCCGGTCGTGTCGGGCGTCCGGTACGAGTACGTGAAGTGCGCCGCCGACGGCGCGGGCACGGTCATGGCCGTCCTGCACGACCTGGCGCGCGGGCGCGCCCCGGAGAACCTCCGGTCGGTGACCGCATGAGCGTCCTCAACGACGGCGCGGCATTCCTCAAGGCTGTGCTGGGACTCAAGGTCTCGCGCGCGACGGCGGTGCTGCCTGCCACCACTCAGGCGGCGATTTTCACCATCGGCACGGGGCGGGTCATCGTCACGTCGTTGATCGGCACGTTCACCGTCGCCGGTAGCGCCACCGCCACCACGCTGAAGATCACCGGCAACCCGACCGCGGGTACCGACGTGGACCTGGCGACGGCTACGGCGGTCACCTCGAAAGAGGTCGGGTCGATCATCACCCTGCCCGCCGCGATCGGCGGCGCGGTCACCGTGGCCAACGCCGGCGGAACCACGGTGCCGATCGGATCCGGGCTGATCCTGAACCCCGGCACGCTCGACATCGTCACCAGCGCGACGAACACCGGATCGGTCAAGTGGGACATTACGTACGTCCCGCTCGACGACGGCGCCAGCATCACCGCCGCCTGATCCTCGCGTAACACGGAAGCGCCCACCCTGATCAGGGTGGGCGCTTTCTCGCGTATCATCGTCACCATGGCGAACGCCCTGTACAACACCGCGCGCGAGGGGTTCCTCTCCGGCGCGATCGATCTCGACACGGCCGTGATCAAATGCGCGCTGGTGCGCGGGTACACGTTCGTCACCACGCACTCGACGGTGTCCGACGTGACCGGCGCGGGCGGCACCCTGAACGGCACGAGCGCCGCACTCGCGAACAAGACACTCACGTCCGGCGTGTTCGACGCCGACGACACCACGATCGACACCACAGCATCGGCCAGCAACCACGGACTGCTCGTGTTCCAGTCCAGCGCGGTCACCGGCGGGGCCGACGTGGCCGCGGGCAGCCAGCGGGTCATCGCCTACTACGACACCGGCACCGGCCTGCCCGTCGCGCCCGGCACCGGCACCACCGCCGTGACGTGGTCCAGTGGCGCGGACAAGATCTTCCGACTGAGCTGACGCCACCATGGCGAACCTGTTCACCAGCCAGACGCCCGTCGTCACCGACGCGAACGACGGTTCACCCGGCATCACTACCGCCACCACCGTGCGGTTCGCTCAGGCGGGCACGGTCACCGGCGTCAGGTTCTACGCCACCACCACCGTCGGCGGCACGTACACCGGCCTGCTGTACGAGGTGGACGACAGCGACGACACCCCCGCCGGAACCCTGCTCGCCAGCAAGACGCTCGGAGTTGCGCCCACCGGCGGGACGTGGAACACGATCACGTTCGACACCCCGGTGTCGGTGACGACGAACACGCTCTATCGCGCGTGCATCTTCTCGGGTGCCGGCCGGTATGTGGCGACGACGCTGTTCTTCGCGCTCGACGTGACCAACGGTGACATCACCGCCGACGCCAACGGCGACGACCCGGTAGGACTGGGCTCGCTACGGCAGGGCACGTTCCTGATCAACGCCGCGGCCGGCTACCCGTCGGGCGCGGGCAACGGGACGAGCTACTTCGCCGATGTGGAGTTCACCGCCGGGGCCGCACCCCTCGCCCCGAACGGCATCGAGGTCCCGATCGCGCTCGGCGCGCCCACGCTCGCGTTCACGGCCAGTGCCGCGCCTACGGGCATCGAGGTCCCGGTGACGCTCGGCGCGCCGACGCTCGCGTTCAGCGCGAGCGCGAGCCCGAACGGGATCAGCTCGCCCGTCACGCTCGGCGCGCCCGCGGTCCTGATGACCGTGGCTCCTGGCGGGATCAGCGCGCCGTTCACGCTCGGCGAACCGACCATCGACGCGCCCGACGGCCCGGCACCCGAACAAGGCGGCTCGTGGTACGGGCTGCTGAACGTACTGCAGTCCGCGCGCGCCGACCATCAGATCAACGCCGAACGCGACGCACACCCGCTCGAATGCCCGTGGCACGGCTGGCCGCTCGACCGTTCCGAACGAGGACTGCACTGCCGATTCGGGGGCCACCTCGTGAAGGGATCATGATGCGCGCCGTCTACTCCACCGTCGAGAAGGTGGCGCGCGCCACCGATGTCAACGCCACCGCCTACCAGACCGAACAGATCCTCGACGCGCTCCAGTCGGCCAGCAGAGACGTGGACGCGCTCGTGTCGCTCGGTGACGAGCAGCGCCCGGCGTTCGCCCCGTGGTCGGGCACCATCGCGTTCGACTGGCCGACCCACGACAGCCGCGACGCGTACCGGGTGTGGCTGGATGAGTTCCGGCTCCACTCGTTCACGGCGGTCTCGTCCGGCGGGGTGGACGTGTACGCGAGCGCGCTCGGCTGGCCGGCGTCCGGCGCTCCGTTCCACGCGCTGGAGATCGACACCGCGAGCGACAGCGCGCTCGAGATCGGCGACGGGACGGGGCAGCGCTCGCTGTCCATCACCGGCGTGTGGGGAACGCTCGGCGAGGATCGCGCGCGCGCGTCGTGGACGCTCGGGGCGAGCGTGAGCGCGAGCGCCGACGAATGGACGATCAACGCGCCCATCGGTATCGGCTCGATCGTGCTCGCCGGGACCGAGCGCGTGATCGTGAGCGCGCGCGCGTTCGCCGACTCCGGCCAGACAGCGAGCGCGCTCGGCGCGAGCATGGCCGATCAGTCGATCACCGTCGCTGACGGGAGTGCGTTCCTGGCCGGGGAGACCATCGCGATCGACAGCGAGCGCATGATCGTGCGCGAGATCATCGGTGACCTGCTGGTGGTGACGCGCGCGTTCGACGGCTCGACGCTCGCTGTGCACGCGGGCGCGCCGGTGTTCTGGCAGCGCGCGTGCACCGTCGAGCGCGCGCAGTTGGGAACGAGCGCGAGCGCGCATTCGAGCGCGAGCGCGCTCTCCATCTACCGTCCTCCGCCTCTGGCCGAGCAGCTCGCCATCGCGTACGCGATCGACAGGCGCGCGCAGGAGGACGTCGGCTACGCGCGCTCGCTCGCGCACATCATGGACCGGGGTGGGCTGAGCG